TAGCTAAAGCTTTAACGTACTTCGTCGACATGGTGTAAGTCATTTGTCGAGCTACATCAGGAATACTCGAAACCAATACATTACCGAGCATTGATGCTACGTTAAATGCTCTTGTGCTTCGTAATACGGATATTAAATTCTTTTCTAATGGCGTAGCTATGCTAGGTGGTGGTATCTCGTTCATTAAGCGCTTAGCCATCACGTTTAAATCTCTAATATCTGCGGCGTGACGTTTTTTAATTGCCTGTAATTGCTTGTCGAGCTTTTTAGTGTCGCCACCTTTAGCAATAGCATCAGTAATCTTTTCAGATTCAACCTTAACCTTGTCAAGCATTCTTGTTTCTAATTCGCCCAACTTATAAGTGCCAAACTTTTCAGACATGCGTGCTTTAGGTGCCATTGATCTCATGTAACCGTCCATCAATGCGCGCCAATCTTTAACCAGGTAATCATTTAAGTATTCATCACGAATATCAACACGCTCTTTCGTTTGGGTTGGTATTTTAGAGTTCGACTGATTAAAGTTAATATCGCCAACCGTCAAATTAATGTCACGGTTATATATTTCACGGCCAATTTCATCCCATTCCTCTTCGGTTTTGCGTGGTGGTACTGGCAACCCTTCCTCTACTGCTGCGGCTTCATATCTAATTTCGCGATCTTTTAATCCGTCAATCCATGCGCGCTGATAGCCTGTTGGGTTATTGCGAATGGCGTTTATATCCTTACGTCTAGTCATGTAACTTGCGGCTGTCTTTGTTTTAATTGGCTCGGGATCGCCGTCTTTATTTAACGTAAATGTACCTTCAACTTCTGCGGCTGCTGCACGATTCCATGTTTCATCAATGTGAACGCGTAATTCTTTAGCTGCTTGTTGTACGATGGCGTTATCTGAAACATCACCGTTACGCATAGCATCAGCTAATTGAAAGTTAAAGTCGTCTTTAGTGCCACCGGCTTTAATAAACTTGGACTCCATAGTTGAAACTTTTTGTTCGCTGATTCCGTATTTGGCGTAATCAAGATTAATTAAGCTCTCTACAGAGGTTGCATTAACTGCGTCACCTTCCAATCTAAATTGATGATCAACCATATCCTGAGCAGTACCGCGAATAATTGCGCTGTCACTTTGAAGTGTACGGCCAATAGGGGATGATTTAGTGGCAAATAATGTAATCTTAGTGAGTGGGTTAATAGTTTCCATGACCTTAGCGCCTTTAGATCCACCATAACTAGCCACTTCAGCAGCACCGACACTGCGAGGAACATCATCTTTTAAATGTGTACTTATCGCATCAGTAAAGACTTTTTTATCCGTCTTGGTTAAAGCGTGAATGCCAGCACCGAGCAATCCATCAGCAACAGCGCCAACACCAATGTTAAACATTGATTCCTCTAACGTTCGAGTTTCTTGCGTTGTATGCAAAGCTATTTCTTGAGCAGACGAGGCAATGACACCAATAGCCATTGATTCACCGGCAACTTTCCACATGTTCGCCTGACCATACCCAGGCAATAACATCATTGACAAGTTAATAGGGTCAGCGACACCAGCAGCAACACTAGCAGCAACACCAAGAGCGCCGCCGTTAGCAAGTGTAGTCTGGTTTCTAATTTCTCTATTAATGTTAGCTTTGATTGTGGCCGTTGTTTGCGGGTTAAATGAATCACTAAAAGAATCGGCATATTTTTCATAACCGTCAATATCAGATTTATCATTATCATCCTTAGCAAAAGGTGAGTAACCATCAATGTCAGGAACGTCAGGTCGAGGCGTTGAAGCTACCCAAGCTGATACGCTATTGGTTTCTTCAAATGCTGCGGTCCATGTTTCCAATGTGCTAGGCTCAATCGATGCCACTTCTTCATTGCGCTTATCATACTTATCATAATTAGCTTTTTCTTGTGTGGCCCACTCGGTTTGGTCTTGTAAGTATGACCGAGTATAGTTAGGTTTAGATACAGTCTGCCCAGGGTTAAGCACAGTTTCACCGCTAGGTTCTGCACTGGGCTTAGACTCTGCCTTTTGATCGCCTACAAATATTTTCACAGATTAACCCCTGTTTTCTTATCACGTTCTGCTTTTCTAATTACAGTCTTTCTTGCTTCTTCTTCTTTGTGCGCTTTTATTTTAGCCTTTTTAGCTTCTATTGCTTCTCGCTCTTTGAGAGCATCATCAAGAATTTTCTTCTGCTTAGTTTCCTGTTCTTTAGCTTGCGTGTCTTTAATCGCTTGGGAGTCATATTCATACCTTGGTAGTATATCAATATTACCATCACCTAAATCTTTATAGGCCATGTAAGAAACTTTATTACCGAGCATAACTTGATTCTCGGTAAGTTGGTCAGATTGAATTATAACATCATCACCCAATTGTTTTTTGATTTGCTTTCTTACTAGCTCATCAGGCTCTTGCGGCATGAACGGCAATACTTGATCGCTACCATTTATAGTGGTTGGCTTGTACTTGCCTTTGATTGTATTAAATGCCATTTTTCTAGCCACATCAATATCAAAGCCTGTTTTAGCGAGGTTAGCCTCAGTTAATGCGCCAAACTCTGCCGCCATAAATACCGGCGTATCTGGTGTACTGAACCAACCACCAAAAGCATCCTTGTACATTGACGCAAGTGCTTCTGTGCTTTCATCCGTATTATCTCGACCTGATACCATAGCCTTACGTGTTTCTATTTGTGCAGGAGATAATGATTCATTTAACGCCAATGACTCTAAAGCTTGCCCTGAAGTCATACCTAAATCTATATAAGCTGCGACTTGTTGAACTCTTGGAGCCTTAACACCCATCATAGCAACAGGGTTAGTTTCATTAAGAATGTTATATTGTTGTGCTGCACTCGTTAGGTTTTCGCCACCGGTAATGTTGGCCATATTAAAGGCGTTATTTACAGCAGGAGGTAATACATTATATTTTTGCACTACTTGTTGTGTAGCTGCCCAAGGGTCACTACCCTGCGCTAGCTTGGTAAACTCCTCATCAACCGCTTTCATGTGATCGGGGTTTTTAGGGTTAATATAACCGGCCTGTATTTCAAACTTGGCTTTTTGTGACTTTTGCAAATTAACTTGGTTAGCTTCTAGTTGCTTAGTGTATCCAATGTATTGAGAGTTGGTTAGTAATCCATCATCGCGTTGTTTTTTAAATTCATCAGCTGTGTAATTAACTGACCCACCATCTAAATCAACTTTTATATCTGCGGCATTATTTGCTATAACAGATTTTTGAGCAATGGCAAAGTCTTGCTTGCCTTGAGTTAACGCCCTTTCTAGCTTGTTAGCCTCGCCGATTCGCTCATCAGTGGTGAGCATTGATTTTTGCTCTGAATCTCTTAGCGTTACAATGTCGCTTTCCATTTGCGCCCATGATTCAGGATCGTCTTTAGCTAAGATTAACGAATCATAACCGTTAACCTCTTTTGATGTTTTGATTGCTTTTCTGGCAGTAACTCTTAAATCAGGGTTTTTAATATCACCAGTTAACGCCATGGCTATATCAAATTGATTTAAGTCCATAGCTTCGTTTATGTCGCTAGTTAACTTTTGCGCGTTGTATTCTCTTTGATCGGCTTCTGCCTGTGATGATAGTTTGGCAGTATTAACATTAACAAGAGCCTGTTTTTCTTCTAACCATTCACCGCGCGCTTTCTCGTTTGTTATTTTAGATGCCCCAGCCATTAACTGTTTATCCATTTCCTGCTTGTATATCTGAGCTTTAACCTCATAGGCTGGAATGTCAGTTCGTGGTTGTGATGTTTCAACGCCATTAACCATAACAGTATCATTCAAGCGAATGTCAATACCTTCAGGTATGTCAGCAGCGCCGTATGATGGTCTATCTAGTGAAGCGTCAAGTTTAGCAGCTGATTGCATGGTAGATAAGTTTAACTGCCTTACCTCTTCATTGGTGCGGTCTTGCTCCATCTTATCGATAGTACTACCTATGATTTGACCGGCTTGTGATATAGCTTGCATTTTTGATGATGCCTCTGCTATACCTGTTGGCATTAAAGCTAAGCTTTGAACACCTGTTCTTACTGCGCCTGGTAACTTCATGTTAGCCTTTCCCCGTACTATTGCCAAATAAACCACTACCTGCTATTTGTGCGAATCCTTTTATGCCTGTCATTGCTGCTTGCGTCTTTAGTTGCCCTGATTGCAAATTGCCACCAGCGCGAACCACATCAGCTTTTTGTCTACCTGACTTTTGCAACCAAGCTAATTGAGCTTGATTCTCTTTTTTTACATCTTTCATAACAAGGCTTCTTGTCCCTGTTGATTGGACGCCACTTGCTGCCGATATAGCAGACATAGCGCCCTCAGTGGTAGCAATATCCCTTTGGAGTCTGCGCTCCTCTTCTGCTGATTCTTGATAAACGAGATCAGCGTTTCTAGCATTAAGAGCATCACCTCGCTTAGCTGCCATCATTCCTCCACCTGCACTAGCTATGGATAAAACACCGCCTATTATTGCACCCCACATTTTAAATCCCCTTAAACTTTGTTTTGTGACATCTTACCAAAGATGCCAGTTAGTGTTAATCGGTACGGCAATGATTGAGTAATATTTATTGAACCATCATTATGACCAAGGTTTGATACTGTTATATCGCCGGTTAATGTATTTTCTCTATAATTCATTGGTGTGCTAGGGTTTCTTACACTACTCCTTTGCCCGTTAATTAATGGTATGGCACTGTCGTAAACTCTAACTGTAATCTCGTTCCATCGCTTACTAAACCCCATGGATGTACCAGCTTTAGAACCCATATCAGGCTCCAGTGTTGTTACTGATATTGGCATACTTAAACCTATTACAGCAGTGTCGCCAGTGTATAGCAATGTCCCATCACCATTAGCATCTAAAGTAATATCAGGGTGCTGAGCATCGTCTATCTTGACTATGACCGTTTCACCGGCTAAGTGTGGTACTGATATATTTAAAGAGTCAGCATTTAATGAAGTATAGCTATCCATGTAATCAAGCCCTAACTCTTCAAGGTAAACTACCGGGCTACCATCTATAACCCTCTGAACGGTTAACG